GTATCCAATCTTGTATTAAAATTTGTCATATATAAACCTAAAGCTTGCTTGCCCATCGCGCTATTGGCGCTAAAGTAATTTCCCTTTGTTATAAATGAATGATTACTACTCTCAACTTCAATATCTGCAATTTGCACATATTTGTGAGATTCTACTTTAACAGGTTGGAATAAAGCTTCACCTTTAATAATAACATTTTGTTTAAATTCATTAAAAGTTAAATTTTCAATTATTTTAGATGCTTTGATATATTCAATATAAATACCACTATCAATTGCTTTATGAATCGAATATTTATAACCAATAATATTATAATAACGAACAATATTATCTTTATTAGATCTTATCTTATAAGCAATTCGAACTCTATTACGATCGTTAAGATAATCTATATTTTTAATATAAGTATTAATATTAAACTCATTAAGTAAATCAATACATTGATACATAAATTTTAATAATCCATCTTTCATATTTGGAATTGATTGGTTAGCAGTTTGTGGAATATCAAAACCAATTGCATTTGTTTTAACATTGTTATATGAAATACGAATAGTACATCCATCACCACCTTGAAAACCTGCTAAGAAATGACGTTTAGTTTCCATACTACCATCCATAATCCATTTTGGAATTGGTTTACGAACAGTTTCAGTAGTTTTACCATACGATATACCTAATATTATTAACAATGTAGGAAATGGACCATTATAACATACATCAAATGTATGATGTTTACATCCTGATGTTGAATGTGTTCTAAATCCTTCATTAATACGATTTGCTTTAAACCCTAATTTAACGATATCATTGTTTAAATGTTCAGCATCATACAATGATTCAAGTGATGCTTGAACTTGCGGTGTTCTTCCACCGTGCTTTTTATCATATACATTAATAGCACCATCTGCCAATATAAATCCAAATATACCTGATATAATAGGCAATCGACTATCATTACTCATTAAAGGAATATAATTTAATTCTTTAAGTTTTTTCATATGTTTCGTAATTAATGATGGATTAACATTTGCCATTATTAAACGTTTTTCCATTATATCTTCATCAACTAATATATAAGGTTCAATATCTTCATAAAATAATTTATGATAAATATTATTACATAATATTCCTACTTTAGTATCTTCTGTAAATTCAGTTGCACATTTCCATCCATCTAATGTCATAAATTTATGATCATCAGAACATACAATAGATTTATTACCATATTGTGTGGTTATTTTTACAATTGGTTTAATATTATCATATATTTTATGATTAACTACAGTCGTTGGTGATGTTGTCATTTCTTTTAAATCAAAAGTTACAACTTTATCACCAATCTTAATATCTTTAAGTTTTTTGTAAGTTCCATCGTCCATTAATAATTCTTCTTCAGTCCAAATACATTGGTAAGTATTACGAGGTGCTTGATTATGATTCGCAAATGGAATATTTGCACCTAAAATACCAAACATTAAACAAGGATGAATCTCACAATGTGTATATCTAGGAATTAAAGTAACACCTGAACATTCTTTAGTTAAATCTTTTGGAAACATTGCTATCATAGAATGTGCAGTTTCATCAATATCTAAATATTCTATAAATCCTTCTTTATCATCTTTACTCATTACAGATGGCATTATAAATCCTTCAAAACACCATTTCTTAAGTTCCTCAATACCATATTTCTTTAAAAACTTATGAAACCTTAATTCGTTATTATCATCTACAATAAATAGAGGTCTATACATTCTTCCACCCTCTGTAGAAATACTTAGAATATTCTTCATTCTATCCCAATATATAGCAGATACAGGATTTATTAATCCTTGTCGTTTATAAGATTTTAAGTTTTTATACAATAACTCCGGATCTGTATGATAACCAAATAATTCACCATTAACTATTATTAAAGAATTATAGTTTTTAAAAATATTCTTTAAAAAACTAACACGATCATCAATATCATCTGCATATTCAATAACATTTTGTTCTTTTAATAATATTTTTATCAATATATTACAATAATATATTGAAATATTAGTACTTAAAGCCATATTTTTAACTAAACCAACTGGAGCACCTTCCGGTGTTTCACACGGACAAATAACACCATAATGAGAATTATCTAATTTTCTTGGTTGAACTAATTTACCATTCTTTTCCATAGCGGTATTAATACGTCTTAAATGTGATAAAGTGCTATGATGACACATACGATTTAACACCTGTGATACACCTTGTTTAATATTCTGAAAACTACCAATTGTCTTAATACCCCAATTACCAGTACTCAATGCATATTTCAACCAACTATCCAATAAACCTTGCTTAAAATATTTAGTAATATGTTGTTTATCACTTATTAAATCAACCACAAAAGTGCTATCATTTCGCCATTGATTAATATCTTTTTCTATCATAGTTTTTAATTCTTTAGTAATTTTTCCATAACATTGACGGAATAAATTAGCCATTAACATACCAGGTGTATCAATACGTTTGTTAATATAACTATCACGATTATCATAATTTTCATAACCCAAATAAATTGAAATTGCTTTATTTATCATATATCCTAAATATAACGCTTTCTTATTTCTTCCAGTAATATGAGGTAATAGATCAGTTACTAAAACTGCTTCTACATTATCAACCGTTTTATTATTTCGCATATTACCCGTTATGTTTCTTAAAATATATTCTAAAGCATCTTCGCGAGTATATACACCTATTGCATCATCACAACACGCTTTCAATTCTTCTAAAATATGTTTATTACGAATTTTATCTATATTATACAACACATGATGTATAATCTCCTTGTCTGATAAAATATTTAAAGCTCTAAACATAATAAACACTGGTATTTCAGTTTTAAGAAATGAAGTGTTAATACGAATAACTCTTCCCATATGATTTGATTTTTTACTCATTGACAGTGAAATCGTCTTTGTAGGTAAATAGAAAGGCTCGTTCATTGATCTTATTTCAGTATGTATTATATCAATGTTATTCGCAGGTTTAAAGATCAAAACATAGTTCTCTTTAATACGATCTTGATTAATTAATACTTTTTCGTTTCCATTTACAATAAAATAACCTCCCATATCATAACGACATTCAGATATTATATTTTCATGAGGTATTATACTCAATATACAAGCTTTTGATCCAACCATCACCGGTAATTTACCAATATAAATATTTTGCAGTTGTTTTGTTTTAGTTTCATTATGATTTTCATTTTGATTATATATATTAGTTATTATTCTAACATTTACATATAAATCACAAGAATATGTTAAATTATCATAACGAGCCATTTGCGGTGTCATATTAATTTGAGTTCCATCTTGTTTCTTATAAATAGGTTTAGTAAAATGTGGCTCTTCAACATATATACTAATTTTTTGATTATAATCATTTATTTTTTCATTAAAATCATTTGTAATTATTATAGGATTATAACCAGAAACGATCTTACGTAGTTTTATATCTAGAAAATCATTATAACTTTCTATCTGATGTCTAACTAATTGATGTGATGCAGTTATATTACCACCCGAAGAAAAATAAGCATCTAATAATGTTTTTATATTTTCATCAAATGACATAAGTATATATTTTTATATATTTTTCATTTCTTATATCATTTTTATGTATTAAATTTCTTAATGTTATCTATATACAAATCAACAGAATGATTATCTCTTAAATCTCCAATGTTTGTAGCACAACTACATAACGTGCTTAAAAATCTTGAAATAAATCCATTATAAACTTTATCGTTTTGTTGTACTCCTTCTTCTAAACATATTGACGAATGAACATGATTAAATTTACTTCTTAAAGGCATCTTCGTAATTATATCTCCTTTATTTTTATATCTTACTGAATGTTTTATATTTATATTAAAATAATTAGCAAAATCTTTATCTCCAGGTCTAGGTGATCCTATTGTTAATACATTTATATTAGGATTTTTAGTCGCTAAATGTATATCTACAGCACATACATATGCTAATGCACCACCTAAAGAATGTCCCGATATATATATATTAGCAATATATATATTACGTATTGCTCCATATATTTGGTTTTTAACAGACATATATTGATCATAAAAACCTTTATGTATTCTTATATTATCTTTAGGATTAACTGTTTGTGTATCTACATCGTGTTTCCAGTCATCTAATGATGTTGTTCCACGGAAAGTAATAAATACATTTATATCACTAAAATCAATATAACACTGACAATCTGTATTTACATTAGAAATTAATAAAGATTTTTTTCTATTATTAGAATAACTTAATTTGCAAAGTTCTGTGCAATAAACATCTATATTCATTATGTCTCTTTTATTTGTTATTAAATGTCAAAAAGAAAAATATTATTTAGGATTATCAAAAAATTTTGTATCAATATTTTTTAAACATTTAGAAAATCACGATAGTATTCCTTGGATGAATATGTATAAACCTATGCAACTTGTGCATATAGATCACTTTTTTAATCTTAAAATGTTAAATAATTGTGTAATATATTATATGTATATTTATGGTATAGAAAATGTTAGAGGTGGTATTTACAGTAATATTATATTGAATTTAAATCAATACAATCAAATTACTAAAAAAATAAATGAAATTTATTTTGATGTGTAATTTTATTATTGAAATAAAGAGTTTTTATATAGTAAAATGCTAACTAATTATATATTAAATAGCGATATACAAAAATCATTAGAACATATATGTTATTTATTACATATGAATGATGAAAAACTTGAAGAATTAGAAAATAGTCTTATTGAAATATGCAATTATATTGGATTAAATATGGAAATTGAACACGCTAAAAGATGGTTTGATATTGTTAATTCAACATATGAGGTTATTAGCAACAATGAAATTAAAATTGATAAAACATTAGTATTATGTAGTAAAATGTGCTCCTTATGTAAATTATTAAAAGAAAATAGCATTATAAATATTAAAAACTTAAGATCACAAGTTATTAATGATCTTGAATATAATTTAAATGCACAATATGTTGTAATATTAGAACATATATTACCCTTAAGAACTTCAGATTCTTATAACGTTGCTTGTAAAATAGCAATGTGTTTTATTAATTATTTTGAAAAAACTAAAGATATTGATACAGAATCTAAAGAATTTACAGTTTTAGCAAATAAAATTAGATTAACTATTGAATATATTACACGTAAAAATATTTATATTGAAAATAATAATTCAAAAGATGCAGATTGTATTTGGTTTATTTGGAATATTATTTTAAAACTTACACAATCACATAGTTTTACTACAATATATAAATTATTCTCACATAATTGGAAATCAACAGCACGTAAAAAAAGATTAGGTATATTATGGGGAACTGTATATCTTTTAAAACATAAAGAAATTGAATGGTCTAAGCAAGATATAGATAATTTTGAAAAAATTAGATTATTAAGTAAAAACTTAATGATCGAAACAAAAAATAGATATCCTAAAGATATTACAATTAAAAAAAATATTGATGATGATATTAAAAATATTTGGAATACTTACATTCCTTCAAGCAAATCGTAGATTTTAAATTTACTTCTTAGATTTACCGGTTTTAGCTGATACTGTTACACGTTTAGTTACTACTTTTGTAGTTCTCGCTCTTCCACCACGAAATTCTGGAGCTTCTTCAACAACTTTATCGTCAGAATCTTCATCTTCTTCCTCTCCATCATCTTCATCTTCAGTTCCATCTTCAAATTCATCTTCAAATTCCTCATCCTCATCCACATTACCACCACTAATTTTCTTTCCAGTATAGCTTAATTTACCACCAACAACAGCTAAAGCACCTCCTGTCATTGTTTTAACTTCAGCTGAAGTTAAATCACAAGACTCAATGTTATATTTATATTTAATTTCATATTCTACATTGCCTCTTTTCATTACTAAAGGTTTAGGTAATTTTTCACGCGTTACCATATAAGAATATGTTTTTCCAGCACTATGGCGATCACGCATACGAAGAACAAACTTGATACTTGTTTTATTTTTATATTTAGTAAATTTACGTAATGTTAATTTTTTGAATAGAGCTTTGCCTGCTTTTTTAGCGGCTTGACCTGGTTGATCATTCTTATAATTACCCCCAATATATCCAATTCCCGATCCCATTATTGTAAATGTAGGCATTTATATTAGGTAAATATTAAATTAATTCTTCTGATTCTTCTGAATCTGAGCCATTCTCTTCACCTGAAAGAATATCATATAATATTTCATTATCATTGTCTATATCATCATCTATGTAATTATATTTTATGTTTTTTCTAAACATTATAGGTATATTTCCTTCTATTTTCCTCAATATATGTTTTGATTCTTTCATATTATTTTCTTCAATTTCTTCAACATCATATATTGATTGATATGTTGTATTTGTATTTGTATCATTATATTTGTGTTCTACATCATCTACATAATAAAATTTCATACGTTCTCTTGGTATTATTTTAATATCATTTTCATTAAATATTCTTAAACATTCTTCTACATTTATTTTTACTATTTTATATAGGTGTTGATAATATTCCAATGTTGTTTCAAACTTATTTTTACTAAACTTATATTTATTATTTCTACTACAATGAAAATAATCGTGAAAATCTTTAAATTCTTCTGATTTCATAAAATATTCGAACTTCATTATATAAAGCTATTTTTATACTTTTTTATATAATGACAGATATTATTGATAAGTTTAATGAATTAGCAGAAAAAATTAAAAACTCTTCAGCTAATCCTAATGTTGTTGTTCCGGATGATATTAAATTAAAGTTTTATGCATATTATAAACAAGTTACAATAGGTGATTGTAATACTGAATGTCCTGGAATGTTCCAATTTCAAAAAAAAGCAATGTGGAATGAATGGAATGCACTTAAAGGAACAACAAAAAATGATGCTACTACAATGTATATTTATTACGCTGAACAATACGTATAAACATTTAAGTTTTAATTATTATAAATGGAATTACAATATATTAATTTAATTAAACATATTTTAAAAAATGGTATATCTAAAGATGATCGCACAGGTATTGGAACTTTAAGTATATTTAGTTATAATATGACATTTAATTTACGTGAAAGTTTTCCTTTATTAACTACAAAAAAAGTATATTGG